CCGCCAATGCGGCCGCCAGTTCGACGTAGTTTGGAGCAGCCAGTCGTCTGGATCTTCTGGTGTGCCGCGCTCCACGTGACCAAACCTGGACAGTGTCCTGACGACCAGGCTGAGAGGCGTGGCGGGAGTCAGCGTCATGCGTCGCACGTCGCTCGCGCGGAATGGCGCCGTGACCACGATGCCAGCGCCTCCGATTGCGATCTGCGTCTCAGCGGAGAAGGTCTCGCCGTCGTCGCCGTTGACGCCGGCGGCCGCGTTGCCGTCGAACGCTTCGGCTTCCCATGGCTCGACAGGAGTTGAGTTGCGCCAGAAGTCGTCCGGGCCTGGGTGGCGGATCCTGGGGTGGTGCATCAGGTCAGGTGCGGGTCGAGAATGGTGACGAAGCCGGCGACGATGCAGCACTTCATCATTTGGCCGATGTGGGCGGTGATGTCGTCGGCGCCGCCTGCTGTGATGCCGTCCTCGGCGTGGATACGCATCGCGTAGCGGTAGTTAGCCGCATCCGTGACCACTGGCGCGACGGGGGTCACCACGACGTCGTGCGAGGCTATGTAAGCGGCATCCGACGTGAATACGTCACGGGTCGAGGCAAGCACTTCTGGCGCTGGCACAAGCAAGTTTCGCGGCATCCGGATCAACTCCACGAGCGAGCATTGGTCGGGCGGGTTCAGGTGAGTGACGCCGACGATCACTCCGAGGGTGACAGTGAGTGTCGAGATCACGAGGCCGCGCGGGACGGGGAACTCTAACACGAGCGGAGACCCAACCTTCATGCTGACCCAAACCGGCCGCACCCCAGGTTCGTCGGCGGTAAGAACCCATCCCGAAGTGTCGGCGGGGTTGGGGAACGGACGCGATACGCCGTAGTGGTCTGGAATGAGCCTGGAGATGGCCTTGCCTGGCGCTTGCCAGGTGACAGTTGCGCCGTTGGTGAGGGTCAACGACTGCACGTTTTGCAGGTCGGCATTGCGCGCGATGCGCATGCCAGCGCCGCCGACAACGAGGCGGGCCGTAGGGTTCCACCCGCCACCGGTGCCGGTGTTGCCGCCCGTGTCGCCGTTGATGGTCTTCTCAAGGTTCGAGTCGATGGTCTCGAGTTCGGCCGTGAGGAACGCCGAGCCGCGGAGGTAGCGGACGGCTCGGCCGCGAACGTGGGCGGGCATCTAGGTGGCCTTTGCTGAGGTCAGAACGGACATGTCAGCGACGGCAGCGTCGGGATCGAGGGCAATGAGAATCCTGGCAGTCCAGGTATCGCCAGCGAGATCTCTACGCTTGGAACAGGGAAACCTGGCACCGAAGGCAGAGCGGGTAGCGTCGGGATCGAAGGCAGAGAGAAGCCGGGAATGCCCGGGATCGACAGCGAGATCTCGACCGACGGCACAGGGAATCCGGGCACGCTCGGCAACGACGGGATCGACGGGATCGAAGGCAGAGAGAAGCCTGGGATCCCCGGGATCGCGATCGACAGCGTCGGGACGGTGAACCCGCACCCCATCAGGATGCCGCAACCTTCGTGGCGATGAACGTGGGCGACAATGGCGGTGGCGGAACTACGGCGCCGGGCGCGCCGATCACGGGCCCCGGCGCATTTAGAAGTGTCGCGATTGCGGTCAACGCAACATTCACGGTGGTCGCCCAAATGGCAATTTCAGGCGCCAGCGCCACGGGCTTAGCACCAACCGTGTCGCCCAGCACCGCGCCGCCGGCGAGGCTCAGCAGCCCCGAGATGGTGACCCCGTCGTTCTTGATCTGGACGAAGTTTGACGCGGTTTCCGCGTTTATCAGCACCGAGCCGTCAGGCAGGCACGCGATGCCGCCACCCTTGAGGTGGCGGACCTGGATCTGCTCTTCGCCGTCGACTCCGGACATGGCGATGACCTGGCTCTTGTCCGTGCCGATAGGCTGGCGGAGCATCACGTTCTTGGCTTCCTCGTCGAGGAGCAACCACGGGCCCGCGGAGTAGAGAACGGTCGCGCCCTTGGCGATCTCGGGGACCAACTTCACCAGTCGCGCGTCCGTCGTCGGCATCGAGAAGCCGTCACCGCTGTCGCCGTCGAAAGCGAATAGGCAGCTTGCCCCCGCCACGGGCGTCTTCGTCACCGGGTCGGTTGTCGGGTCCAGCGGACGCGACAGAATGCCTAGCGGCTGCACGGACGGCAGGCTTGCGCCGCTCTGTTGCGACTCGCCGTAGCGGTCCACTGCGACCTGGAGAACGCCGTCCACGAACTCGGAGAAGGCGGCGATCGAAAGATCGAGGTCGAAGCTCATTCGGGATCTCCACCGAAGACGACGTCTTCGACTCGCATCAGCTGGATGGTCGTCGTGCGATGCGGATTGCGACGATGCGCGACCGCCTCAGCCCAGAACTTGCCGCTAATGCCGAACTCGTCGTCATCGACCTCGAACACCACGTCGGGCGCTGGGATCGACATCTCGCCGTTGTACAGGTTGGGCAACGCGTGCCCTGCGATCGTGTACGAGAGCGACCATGCGCCGCGGCGCGCCTCGATGATCTTGCGACGAGCCAGGAACTCGGCCTGCTCGATGGTCTTGCTCTTTGGGTCGGAGATGCACAGCGGGCGGTCGAAGCCCCAGCCAACCATCTCCTGGTCCTCGTAGGATGCGAAGATCTTGGTGCGCGCATCGGCGGCGCCGCCGGCTCGCGAGTGAACTTCGCAGCGAGAGAATCGCGCGGTCGGCTCGTTCTTGTACTCGCCGTCGATGATGTTCGTCTTGCCGTTGCGCCGAAACAGCCGAAAGGTCGGCTGCTGCGCCGTGTTCGGCGTGGTCAGCATCACGGTCCCATCGCCAGCGGCCCACAGGAACAGGCCAGCGCGATCCATCTCTGGCTTGAGAAAGTCCGACAGCCAACGCTGACCCATCTTCAGCTGTAGTTTCTTCGACTGCGCAGCCTTGGACGCGAGCTTCAATTCGAATCCTAGCCCCCTGGCAATCACGCGCGCGAGCGCTACGGGCCCTGAGTCCTGCTCCACGGGCGCCTTCGTAATGGCCTTGCGGTTCGCCTCGTTGGAGAAGATGACCGTCGGCGCGCCGGAAAGGCCGTATGCCTCTGTCATGGCAGCGTTGACGAGGTCGAGAAACGACGCGTCCGAGAATCCCTGCTCGGTGCGCGCGAAGGCGTCGTTGAGCGTCGCTAGCGTATCGCGGCCGCGGACCGAGCAGCGATTGCCTCCCTCTCCCTTGCCGAGCGTGTAGCCGTCGCTGCGGCCCGAGAACTGGGCAGCGCCGCCGATGCGAAGCTCGAACGGCGTGCCTGGTACCCAAAGCTCCGCGAGCTCGCGGACGGGCACCGCTGCGCCGAGCGTCAGGCAGAACGCCGCCGGCTGCTGGAGGATGCCGAGAATGACCTCGTAGCTCTCCGAGTACAGGATCGGGATACCGTCCGAGACCAACTCGATTCGGTTGGCTTCTTCGTCGAATCGCGCCATCAGACCCTGAGCGTCGTGCCCTCGGGGATTGCGAACGCGTCGTCGATGACGCTGCGGTTCGACTGGAGGATGTCAACGGCGTGCGACGTGTCGCCGAACACTACGATGGATACCTCGGTGACCGACATCTCGGACGTCGTGACGTACGACGTAGTCGGCGCGATGACCGCGGCGACCTTCTCGCCTGATGAGATCAGCGTTGCGCCGAGGTCGCGAAGCGCGCGGCCGACGGCGAAGTTGTCCGGGTCGCCAAGTTCTGACGCCGACGCTTCAATCTGCTGAATCTTGCTGGTGACGCCAGCGATCTTCGCGCCGAGCTGGTCGCCCGCAAGCTCCACCTGATCGAGCACGCCCTGCACCTCGTTCATGGCGCCTTCGATCGATTCGAAGAGGTCGGGCTCCTCCAACTCGAGCGGCGCGATGGCAGCCATGACAAGCTCGATCTTGTTGAACAGCGACGAGGATGTCGTCTGAATCACGTCGTCGATGGAAAGCTCCTCCTCGGAGATCTCCAAGAACGACATCTTCATCCGGATGCCGTCGCGCATCCGAGTCGGGTCCGCCTGCTCGTCCCAATCGATGCAACGCGCGTCGATGGTGCCGAGGTGCGGCACGACGAGCGGGCCGATCTCGCCCTTTTCGAACAGGATTCGGATCTGGTTGAGCGTGTCGGTGAAGGCGAGCGGCCCATGGACTGGGTCGTTGGCCGAAAAGACGGCGTCGTACTCCACGGTGTAGGAGCGGCGTCCGATGCCCTCGTCCTGCCCACCGGGGGAACCAGGGTACTCGTGCAGGTGGTGCCGATAGCCTCCCTTGACGCTCCACCTCGTGACGGCGAACCCCAGCCCGGCGAATGAAGCCGGCTGAAGCTCGTCGAAGGGGCTCATGGTGATGGAGGCGGCGCGCGGCCGGCGGGATCTACGCCGGGCGTTGGCTGGTTGGTGACGGTCACGTTGATGTTGCCGCCCATCTTGGCGGTGAGGTTGTCAATGGCGGTCTGCACGGCTACCATCTGCGCTTCGAGTTCAGGCTGCCGAGCTACCTTTTCCTCTTGAGCGCTTTGCTCATCGAGGCTCTGGCCGATTCTGCCGCCAGACGCCCAATTGCCGGCAGCGCTGGCATACCCACCACCGAGATAGTCGAAGACCGACTGCTCCTGGCTTTTTGAATCGATGATCTCGGAGCCGAGACGCTGGACTGTGACCATGCCCTCTGCGAGCGCGCCTTCCTGCTCTGCTGCCGAACCGCCCATGCTCATGCGAAGTCGGCTGGCGGCATTGCTGCCCTCGTTGAGGGAGCCCTGTGTCGCGATGTACGCCTTGCGATCAGCCTCCTCGTCCATGCTGTCGAGCGCGGCGCCAGCGGCGAAGCCGACGAGGGCGGCGCCTGCCACGGGGAGAACCTTGCCGGCTGCGCCAGCGCCGCCGGGAACCACGCCTGGGGCCACGCTAGCCCCAGCGCCGCCGCCAATCATCTTCTTCAGCAGCGAGGCCATGCCACTAGAGATCGCCGTCTCAAGGCCCGCCTTTGCGATGCTGCCGACGATGGCCAGCGTGATCGCTTTGCCGGGGTTGTCGACGGCCCACGCGATAGCGTGGCTGAGCGCCTCGGCCAGCTTGATGAGGCCAGGAGCGGCGCGCTCAAGAGCCGGCGCAAGCTTCGCCTGCAAGCCGGCGGTGACGTCGTCCATGCGGTTGTTGAACTGCTGCGCCTTGGCGGACTGAGACTCCAGCGCCTTACCGAGCGACTCGCGGATCTCGCCCTCGCCCATGGCGACTTTCTTGAACTTGTCCAGCTCTTCGGTCACTGCCTTGAGGCCCGCCGATGTCGCCTCGTCCTCACTGCCACCGGCAGATCTCGAAGCATTGCGAGCGCGCCGAAACGTGTTCGCAGAACCCTCGACAGCGCGCGCTCCAGAAGAGTTGTAGTATAGCTTCTTGAAACGCTCTGGATCTCCGCCGGTCTTCGCAAGCGCAGCCTTGAGGAGTTCTTCCGGGTTGCGGATCATCCCCGTATCTTGGTTTATGACGTCGATGCCTTCTTTCTTGAAAGCTGCCATCCGAGCGGGGGTCCGGAACGTGTTGACCATCCCGGATACGCTTGATGCGGCGATGTTCGCCGTGGTCGCGCCGCCCTTTTGGCGGGCCAATTGAGCAAACGCGCCCATGAGCACGATGTTGTCTTCGGTCTTGCCGTCGAAGGCCGTAGCGGCAACGCTAACCTTCGCCATCTGCGTAGCGAGATCCTTGAGTTCGACCGCGCCGAGCTTGCCCTGCCCAGCGATGGATCGCATGACCTGGCCGATTCGCTTGATCTTGTCCTCGCCCTTCATGTCGCCGAGCACGCTGGAAACGTCGCCAGCTGCTTCGACCATGTCGCCGAGGTCGGTACCAGTCGCGCGTGACAATGCGCCAAGTTCCTTCATGACGCCCATGCCCGTTTTCAGGTCGCCGGTCTTGCCTACGAATGCCTGAAGGCCTTCCATGGCCTCAGTGCGACTGAACGCGTTTGCGTCGGCCGACTCTTTTACGTTCTTCTGGATGTCGGCCTGATCGACACGGATGCGCGAGGAGTCGCCTTCGGCCGCGTTCGGGTTGTAGCCCGAGTTGGACAGGTCGATCGCCCGCTTCTCCAACTCCACGTTGCGCGCGGCGGACGCGCCAATGTCGAGGTTGACGCCAGCGCCACGGGCCAGCTGCCCAGCGACGCCCATACCGAAGCGCGCTGTCTGCCCCAGGTTCGACACCGTGCGGCGACCGAACTCGCGAGCGAAGATGTTGCGATTGATCGTCGACTCGCGCTGGCTTGATGCCGCCTTGCGCTTGTCGGCACGCTCGCTCGCGGCGACGACGCGCATGACGTCTCGCTCTTCTGCGTCGTGAGCCTTCTTGGAGGCGCGCATCCGATCGTCAAAGCCGCGCATGTCGGCGCGGACGGACTTCTGCCGGCGCCTGTCAGCGTCAGCCGCTGCGCTCGCCTCGAGCCTGGCGATCTGCGCGTTGACGCGAGTGACCGAGCGCACTTGAGCCTGCGCGCGACGCTCTTCTGCCGCGGCCGATTGCGTCGCGCTACGTACGGCATCCTGGCCCTGGGCCTTGCCAGAGCGGGCCATGGCTTCGCGCGCTTTGCCGCCCGCCTTGTTGGCGCGCTGCTCGACTTGATCGAAGCTCCGCGCGACCGATGAGTCGAGCGCTGCTCCGATCGTGATCCGGATCTGGGCGATGGCGTGCCTCAGCCCTGCGCGCGCAGGTCGTCAAGAATGCGTGCCAGCAGCCGACGGTCGCCGTCGTGCAAGTGACCGATCGCGTCGGCATCAGCCAGACGGGTCGACAGGTCGGATAGATCTTCGGGCGTCGCTAGCCGAAGGAGCGGGGAAAGCTGCTCGGTCAGTTCGGCGTAGCCCTGCCACAGACGCAGGATGCCCTTTTCTGTGAACGCCACGCCCACGAGGTCGGCGGCCATAGCCTTGAACCAGGAGCGGGTGACATCGTGAGGCTGGCACACGGCTTCCGCCATCACGCCGCGGACGATCTGCCCGTTCCAGTGCTCCACGTACGACTCCGAGTTGCGCGACGCCTCTGGGTAGAAGCGGTCGGCGCTCACGGTCGCATTCGCGCGCGCCTTGTCGTGCGTCGACTCTGAGCATAGGCGCAAGCCAATGCGCACTGGCTCATTCGGCTTGCCAGCCCAGGACTGCGCGAATGCAGACGGCGGCAGCGTGACGACGATCGGCGCGTCCTTGGCGCTCACTGGCGCCTCTGTTGGCGCAGACGTGACGCCCCTGGCGGAGTCGAGCGCGCTACGGTGAGCGGCAGATATCGCCGGCCGCGGCCTCACTTGAGACGCCATTGCACCGACCTCACGAGGGGGTTGAGGTGCGGGAAGGTTCGCTCGAAGTGGTAGATGAGCCCGAGGTATAGAGCGACTTCAGCGCGTCCGAGCTCACAAGCAGGTCGACCAAAGTACGCACCCATTGCCTGCGCGCAACCGGCTGCCACAGCTCGAAAGGGAGTTCATGCCCCTCCGGGACGAGCGCGGCTTCGAACACCTTTGAGACCGCTTCGTCGAGCGTCATCGTGCTCAGCCGCGGCGACACCTCGTCTTGCAACGAGGTCTGCCGATCGAAGAGCAGGAACACGCGCTCGCGGTCGAGCCCGTCTTTGACCTCTGCCACGCTGGCGAAATACGCCTCTTCGACGTCCTGCTTGTCCGGGTCGATCGCTGACTTGGCGACGATCTCGCAAGCGAGCGCGAAGTCGAACACGACGCTCCCGTGATCTGCTGGGACACCGGCTGTCTTGGCGGCGGCAGACGCCGCTACCAAGCAAGCCTCGTGCTCCGCGCCATTGAGCACGCGCAGGTCACACGCCGCTTCCTTGCCATGAAGCGTGGTGAACCTGACGTCCTTGCGACGGGCGCGGGTGCCCTTGCAGATGGCGGCGAACTTCGACATCAGGTGGCTTCGGGACGGGCACCGCGGAAGGTGAACTGGCCTCTGAGTGAGCCGTTCGCCATCGTCGTATTGAGAACGCCGGTGATGAAGCGCCCGTCGGCCTTGTAGATCTTGCCGCCGGCAAAGTAGCCGATGGATGCGTCGGTCTGTCCTAGCAGTGCATCGATGGCGCCAGCGTCTTCGCCGGCCTCCGGGATGGCTTCGGTGAACTCGACCTGGCAGGTCACCTTGCCGTCGCTCTCGAAGATCGACTCGTCGGTGATGACCTGCTCGCCGTTGCCGTTGATGGTCAGCTGGGCCGACTCGGCATAGGCGACCTTGCGCGACCCGATGTACACGGACGCGTGAATCATGCGATCGGCCATGTGGTCGTCGTCCCTTCGTGCTGGGCCTCCGTCCGCGCTCGCCAGATGCGAGCGGCGACGGGCGGCCGATGACTGTTTGGCGCGCTACGCGCCGGGCTTCAGATCGTGTTGAGCTGGCGTGAGACGAAGCCAAGCTGGTGCTGCGTCGGGAGCGGGAAGATGTCCGAGGACGTCATGATCCGCTTGGCCGTAGCGTTCCACTCGCTGACGGGAGGGAACTGGCGCACCGCCGTGAGGATGCGCTCATCCTGCATGCGAATCAGCTCCTCGAAAACTCGCGAGTTCCAGTGGCGCGGGAAGCCGATGCCGGCGGGCGGCGTCGGGTCCCCGTCGGCGGGGTTGTCTTGCACGTACTCGTTGGCGACGAGGTACTCGGTGATCCAGATGAACTTCATCCGGTCGCGCCAGTAGTCAGCGGTCGTGGCCTGACCGACGTCGAGTGTCTTGTAGTCCGGCTCCGAGCCGTTGAGGCTGCGCGTGGTGATTGCGCGGATGGTCACGATCTCGCCGGCCTCGTTGGTCGTGCAGACCGAAACGCCGTTGTCGAGCGCCGCTTGCTGCACCGGAGTGCTGGGCCGCGACGCCGCGAGCGGGGCGCCCTTGCAGCCCGGGACAACGTGGCCGTCGAGGTTCCTGTTCGGGTTCGTCGCCTCCATCATGGCGCGGTAGGCCGCCCAAGATGCGGCGATCTCGCCGGCCGGAGTCTCGGCGTGTTGTGACCACTTCGCCTCGAAACGCTGGTCGTTCAAAGTCGTCTGCGCAAGCGACGTGGTCGCCGCGAGCGTGCCAGTGAAACCGACGACGCTGTGCTCGAGCCGGCCAACGAGCGGGCCAGCCTTGTCGTCGATCTGCGCCTCGATATCGAGGAGCGAAGCCGAGTCGTTCTGCGCCCACGCGATGCGGTCGAACTTGAGCGGGTGCAGCGTGGCCAGCATGAGCGCCAGCGGTTCTACGCCAGTTCCACCGGTGAAAGGCACCTGCACGTTTGCGAGGATAGGCGTGCCGCCAGCAATGGCGACGGTCATGCCAGACGGGCGCAGGACGCTGTCCTGTCGCAGGAAGAGCGCGTTGCCTCGGATGCCAGGGTTCTTGTGGGTCAGCGTCACGACGCCAGCCGTGTTTGCGGCAGTCACTGGCAACTGGAGGTTGGCGTTGACGACCGCAACGATCGCTTCGGCGGCAAGCGTCACAGTGACTGACGTGGTCGTGAAGTTGACCTCTATCAGGTCTCCGCCAACGTAGAAGTTGACAGTCCCGGCAAGCGCCCACGATCCAGCGATCGTGATGGTCGAGGTCGCCGCAGCAGCGCCCACCGCGGCCAGTGGGCAAGCGATGAAGTATCGCGGGCCGCGGGTTCTCATAGCCTTGCGCATCATCCGAGCGGCCTCGCCGCCGGAGCCCGCAACGGCATCTGCCTCGTCGAGAGAGAAGACCTCTTTGACCTCCGAGTCGGGCACGATGGTGCCAAGGCTCGGATGCTTGAGCCCGACCACGAGCACCTTCATGGCGCCGGTCGCAAATGCGCTACGGCCGGCGCCGAAAACGGTCTGCCCGTAGAAGCCGGGCACCTTGTACGAGTCGGAGAATCCTTCGACAACAATCATGGCTCAGGACTCCTTCGACGTGTCGGGAGACGCAGCGGCGCGCCGCGCAGGGCTGGCGGCAACGACGCCAAAGGCGGCTACCTCGGAGTCGATCGCGAACTGCTGCGACCATTCTGATGTGTCGGCGTCGGTAATGCAGGTGCAGGTCTTCGAGACCCCCGAAAGCATCGGGCACTCGGCCTCATGCGCCTGCTCGGCGCGGTAGCTAGCCATCGCGGCGGCCCGCGCTGCGGCGAGCTTGGCCATCGGGACCTTGCCGTCGGTGACGATGAACAGGTCGGCGTCTCGGGCCAGCTGGCGATAGAACGCCTCGAGCTGGCCAGTCGAGTCGACCACGACCAGATCGACGCCAAACTCGAAGCGGTACTCGCTGCGCGACTGCTGCGCGAGCGCGGGGCCCCGACCTCGCGTGTCATGGTCTAGCAATACGCGAATCGCTCCGACGAAAGCTCGGTTCGGCATGATCGACGTCAGGCGAGGGGTCTCGCCAATCGGCGCAGCGCCAGCGAGTCGACCAGACGCGTCCAGCTGCGCGTACGGGTTCGGGTAGACGGTGAGTTTTCGCGTCCGCATTGGATCGGTCTCCTGGCGAGCGCGCGAAAGGGCGCAACACGCGATGTCTTTGGCGGCTCGGCCGCGAACGTCAGAGCTTGGCGCGGGTAACGTTCTCGCCGTCGATTGAGACGTCGAAGTCGAGTCCGGCCGGCGGCGTAGCCAATGGCCACGCGCGAGACAGTGGGTCGCGGCGGTACTGCTCCACCGCTTGGACGGTCGCGATCACGCCGAAGTACTTCGCGGTGCGCTCGGTATTGCCGCCAGCCGCAACGATATCGATGGACAGCGTGTGGGGTGACCATTCGGTGAGCCCTACGCTCAGCAGGCCGGTGGCCTTCGAGAGCGATGACCCGCGGCCCGTCCTGGCCTGCACGCCAATGCGAATCGAGCCGGCCGTTGAGACCTGCGACGGGATGGCGATGCTGACGACGGATGCAGCCTCGAAGGCGCTCACGATCGTCTGGCCACCATTGACGCTGGTCAGCGCGATGGACTCAGCAACCTGGTTTCCGAGCCAGTCGACGTAGGTGATGACGATGGCTGCGAGCGAGTAGGCGCCGGTTGCGGCGGACGTGGTGATGCTGATCCCGCGTCGTGGCGACATCGCGCCGATGCCGATTACGCCGTTGAGTGCGCCGCCGGTCAGCGTCACGGGCGCGGTAGCGGTGGCGCTGGCGGTAACGATCGCGTCGTCGTCGGCGACCAGCGTGGACGCCTTCGGGTCGGCGTCGCCAGGGTCGGACCAGGCGGGGTGCCGGTTGTCGCGGATGCGAGCACCGAGCGACTTCATCATCGCTTGCGCGAAAGGCTCGCGCTTGGCTTCCTTGCGCGGATCGTCTGGCGGCAGGACCCATAGCAGCGAGAAACTGGCCGTCTCGTGGCGGAAGTCGTCCGACGTCTGCTCTTGCCGTCCGCGCGTACGCCAGAGGAACAGGCTCGGGAGGTTGTCGCTGTCGAACTGGTACCGCTCAGGGTTGGCTACGTAGGCCTTCCGGACCACGTCGCTACCTTTGGTGTCACCAGAAGGACGGGGGCGCAGGGACGCCCATTCCGTGCCACAGTCGGCGCGCATGACGGCGGCGCAGAAGGAGAGCAGCTTGCTGGCCGTGGGGTCAGCTAGACCGAGTTCAGTCGTCTCAACCGAGGCCCCGGAGAGAGCGACGGGCAGGTCGACGCCGCCGAAGACGTCAGTCATCGGGACATGCGGGCGGCCGATGCATTGGCAACGTTCTCGCCTGCGCGAACCAACGTGATCTCGGCTTCGAGCATGGCGCGCCGAAAGTAATCGTTGGGCTTGGTGCCGGGGTGCATCACGCGCCGCGCGAAGCGCACGCCACTTGGTCCCACCCAGCGGAGCATCTTCTTGCGACGCGCCTCGATGGCGTGCGGCTTAGTGCCGTCCGCCATGAATGAGGCGTGATTCGCGATCGCTTCGAGTTCGCCCTCGGCGCCGGTGGAGCCAGCGGAAGTCACGCGGGCGTCGATGCTGTTGCGCAGCTCGTACGACCGGTGCGGCGCCAGGACGCGGGCCGTTGTCTTGCCCTTGCGCCCAGCCTCGTCGACCGCGGCTTCGCAGCCACGAGCCAGATTGACAAGCTCCGCGTTTGCGGAACGGCGAAACTCGGATGCGTCGATGCGGATGTCGATCATCAGAAGTCGCCCATGCCGCCGATGTAAAACTTGACCGGCGGGCACTGGATGCTTCCAGACCCTGAGGCGATCATGCCGCCGACGTTAGCGGCGTTCTCGGGCGGTCCGGATACGTCGAGCCGGACCTTGCCGGACCGAAGTCCAGCCAGTTCACCGTCGACGACCTTGATGTATTCGGCCCAGTCGCATCGCGCGTGCGTAGGAGCAACACGCCAGACGCGGGCCTCTGCGTAGTCGAGCGACAGCCTGACAACTTGCGAGGGCTTCACGTCTCGCACAGAGTCGAGGTCGTAGATGCCGCGCAGGTAGCCCTCTACGTGCGCATCGCAGTCGACTTGCAGCCGCTCGATGGTGCCTGTGTCGGGCTCACCGTCGTTGTCGCGATCGAACGCGACGAGGATGGCGTCGATCCCCACCCGGGCTACGAGGTCGTCGTAGGTCCAGTATGGAAGAGCCATCAGACGCGCGTCACGGCGGGTCCGAGAAGAACGGCTTGCGCTTCCGTGATCGGGAGCGGCTCGCCCGTCAGGTACTCTTTACCGTCGTGGTTCACCGCGCCGTAAGACACGACGAACCGGGCAGCGCGCGGCGCTTCCTGGTTCGTCGCCATGGGCTTGGCAGGTTCGACTACGACCGCAGGATCTGCCTCTTCGGCGAGGTCTGCGGCGTCGTCGATTACTGCCGTGCTTGGACTGGTTGCGCCTCGATGGGCGTCATGTCGACCGCCGCGGCTCATGCTCAGGAGATCGCAGCGGCGATGAGGTAGCCGGTGTCGTTCGCGACCACCTCGAGTCCCTCGTTGAATCCGACGCGCGCCTGGTAGCCGCCGCTCATGCCAAGCTCGGGCCGGAACCAGAGATCGGTCTTCGGATCGCCGGTCACGCGGAAGTCGTAGGCGAAAGAAGCAGCGCGAATGCCTGGCTTGCGAGCGACTCGAACGACGCCCATGTTCTTTCCCCAGATGCGCGAGTAGGAGGGGGTCTGTCCTTCGTTCGCGGTCTGCCTGCGAGCCTTGCCAACGACAAGGCCCTTCCAGCCGAAGAACTTCGCGATCATGTCCTCGGTGGCGAGGCCCACTGACTGCCCGCCGTACTTGAAGAGATCGAGCACCGCGGGGTGCGATCGCAGGACGTTGTAGACCTCGATGCCGCACCATCCGTAGATGTCGCTGGGCGCATTGCCCATCCAGAGCGACGTTCCAGCAGTGAGAATCGCGGCCACCGGGTCACCGCCAGTGGCAGAGTTCCACTGCGAGGATCCCGACAACGTCACGACGTTTGCGGCGTCGTAGTTGCCACTCGTAGTGAGAAGCGTTGCCTTACGCATCTCCTTGTTGAGCATGAGGTTGTCAACGATGGACTCCGTCAGATCCATCATCTCATCGAGAGGAGCGTCCTGCTGACGCAGCGACTCACTGCCGATGAAGTTGGTGAGCGCGCGAGGCGTACACGAGTACGTGTCGGTGGTCCGGCTTTCACTCACTTCGTTGGGCGTTCCCTTCGCTCCGATCCGATCATCGTGAAAGGTCATCCGGTCGCCCTTGCCGTACTTGAAGTACGTGCCGGCGACCTTGGCCACGTCGACGATCGGAACGAGCACATCGCCGATGTACTCATCGTTTTTGTACTGCACCGAGACGTTCGACATGGTCGCGCTGGTGAACAGCTGCCCGGGCGTCAGAAGGCGCGCCTCGACGAAGCGCTTCTGAACGCTCTCGACCTTGCGCCGATCCTCGGGGTTGGTCGACCGGATGAGAGCCTTGAGGTTCTGCGAGTAGCTCATAGTGATCCTTCGGGACAAGCGTCCCCATCGCGCTCGGTTGGCGAGCGACGTTGTCCAGAGTTGGAATGGGCGCGCGCCTGTCCGGCGCCGTCACCCGATGAGGTTGTTACGCGCTACCAGCCGCGAACGCGCCGACTGCGAGACCGACGAAATCGCCGACGACTCCGGACTGCGTGAAAACGCCGCCGATGTATCGAACGGTCGAGCCTCCGCCGAGCGTCTGGTTGATGTAGCCGTCGGACGCGAGCACCGCGTACTCGCCGCGAGTTGCGCCGCCGGTGCCGACCCTGACGGGCACGATGGAGTGCGCCAGCATGAGCACCTGGACCGAGGCGCCAGCCACTGCGCTGTGGAGCGCAATGCCGATGCCCTTGTCGTTGGCGGATCCGGCGAGTTGCACCTGTTCGTCCGCGGCAGCGAACTTGACGGCGCGGCCCACGGTCGCCACCTGGCCAGCGGCCACGATGTACGTGTTGACGATCGAGAACGGAGTGACTTGAAGCGCGGTGGTAGCCATGGCTCAGACCCCCTTCATGGCGGCGGCCGCAAGCTCGTCGTCGGCAATGCCGACGGAGGCGCCGCGCGTCTCGGTGTTGGGCTCCGCGGGAATGGCAGGAACCATTTCCTGCATCACGGAGCGCTTGCTCATGAGCTTGTCGAAGAGACTTCGGTTGCTCTTCGCCAGCTCGATCTGTTCCTCGACCTCGGCCGGCGTGATCTTGACGCCGACGAGGGCGCGCACATCACGCTCGACGACGTCACCCTCGGCCTTGGAGGCTCGGGCGGTGATGGCGACGAGGTCCGCGCGGGCCTTGTCGAGCTCGCGCTCGATGGCAACCTTTGCGGCGCGCTCGGTATCGAGAAGCTTGCGCGACTCGATGAGGTCGGCCTCTTTGGCGCGGACCTCGGCTTCACGCGTCGCGACGTTGGTCTTGAGCGCGGCAATCTCGGTGATCTGGTCCGACATGGCGGTCCTTTCCTGCTCGCCGCGCTCGGCAGCGGGCTTTTCTTGCGGCGGAGAGTCCGTCGCAGTGGTCTTGTTCGGAAGCGGCAGTGCGCGCGCATCCATGGCTATCTGCCGCGTCCGGGCGAGGCCTTCAGGGTTTGATGGCAGTGGCGTGATCGAGATCTCGCAGAGCACCTGACGGTCAAAGACCAGGTGCTCATCGCCACCTTCAGCGTCCTTTTCCCAGTGGTACTCGAGCGGCATGAAGCCGACGCTGACGCCACGAAGCGTCTTCTGGCGGATCGATTGCCAGACGTGCTCGGCCTTGGGGTTCGCCTCAATGGTGGCGATCCGAATCGTGGCGATGAGCTTGTTGTTCTCGACGCCGAAGGACACCGCGTGCCCGACTGGCAGCTCGTCGACTGAACGGTTGTGGCACCAAAGAACGACCGGGTTGCGCGTGAACCGCGACAGGTCCCAGCCGTCTTGCTTGATGACGGTGCCGTGCGCGTCGAGCGCCTCGGTGGAGCAGATGAAGTCGACCTCGCGCGACTCCTCTCGGATGGCGCGGATCTCCATCGTGTGCGAGAGCATGCGGTCCTGGTTGGACGCGTCTCGCTGTTGCAGATCGCTCACGCGGCCTCGTCTTCTGACTCGACCTCGTCGCTGTTAGCGTCGGTCGCGTCTTCGCCTTCAGGCGGGTCGTTCTTGGGGTGGGCTTCGATGTCGACTGTGTCGACCTCGTAGTTCCAGGAGCCGAGCAGTTCGTCGTCTTCGTCGGGCTCGGGGATGCCAAGCTCGTCGCGTGCCCACTCGGCAGGGATGCGCATGTGCACGTCCTTGCTCGCAAGCTTCTCCATCGACTCCGCAAAGGCCTTCATGTCGGCTGAATCGCGAGTAACGAAGCGAAACTCGGGGACGGGCGCAGTAGGCCCAAAGTTCATCTCAATCAGCGGGCGGATGAGGTCGCGCGTGATGACGGACGCGACGCACTCGGCGTCGAAGTCCCGGATGTCCTTCTTGACGTTGTCGTGGACGCTGCCAAGCGCCTGCGATCCGACCCTGCCCTGCTCGGTGGTGAGTGTCTGACCGACGACGGCCTTCGACATCTCGGCGCCCATTCGGTCGAACAGGTCGCTGTGACCGGGCTTCGAGCCGCCTGCTCCACCGCCGGGCCACATGAGCTTGAGCTCGACGTCCTTCGCATGCGTCCCGGAGCCAGACGCTACGAGGTTGCGACACAGGGCTTCAAGATGGTCGATGTCTTCCTTGTCGGCGTTCTTCTCGTAGACGCCGATGCGCCACGGCTTCCATGCCAACTCGGCGAGCTTCAGCCAGTCGGATATCGTCCAGTTGCGAAACAGCGCGGCCCACACGAGGATTCGGGCAAGACCCTCTCGGATCTGCACGTCGCCGGTGATGCGCGGCTGAGAAACAAGAAACTTACGCGGGAAGTCCGCGCGAAAGTCGACGTCCTTGGATCCACTGGATTGGTCGCGCCAGATGAGGCGACCGTCCGACATACGAAACCCAAAGCGCCGCGCGGAGTGCCGGACGAACGAGCGCGGGACGATCTGCCCGCGGGCGTTCAGTTTCCAGTCGGTCTCGGCGACGGCGTAGCCGTAGTATGCGCCGCCAGCGAGATGCCCGAAAAGGTCGGCGAGACCAGGATGGCCGCGCAGGCACGACTCCACGAATCGGGTCTGACGCTGACCCTTGGGCTTCTTCTTCGTCGACCCTTCGACGTGAAGCTCCCAAGGCAAGCTTGATAGGGCGCTCTCACGGGTGAAGAGCACCGACTGAAGGTGGCAGTCTTTCTGCCTGGACTCGTTGGCGAGGTCGACGAAGCGAGCGGTGTAGCCCGAGTCGGCCTCGCGGATGATCTCCGAAACCTGCTGCGGCGTGACGCTGCCGCCGATGCGCTGGAACTGCGCCCATACCGATTGGTCTGGGAGAACCGAGCCGCCTAGCTGTACTCCTGGCCTCTCGCCCGCCCGTTGGAAGAGCGAGCGGACCCAGGCGAACATCAGAACTGGAGGCCAGTCACGTAGATGATCTCGATGGTGCAACTGCCGGCGCTGCAGTCGACGAGGTTGCCGCTGGCCGAGATGAACGTTGCGTTCAGCGTGGTTTCGGCAGCGAACACCTTGTTGGGCGAGATCCCGAGCGGTCGCGTGCTGGACATGCCGTCGACGGCTGTCGACACGACAGCGTCGGCGACGAGAGCGTCATCGTCGCCCGTGGACCCGATGCTGACGCTGACGGGCCCGGTGATGCCAGCGAAGGCAGGGGACACCGCGATGTTGACCGCGAGGACTTGCGAGCCGGCCGGGATGGCGCCGATGGTTACGATCTCGGTCAGCGCAGCAGCCGTGAGAGCGGCTTCGCCGATCGTGACAGTCATCCGGCGGGGGCCGAACTTGCGGGCGGCGGTCTCGCCATACGTGGGTACCGGCATGATTGAAGTCCTTCAGTAGAGGGCGAGGATCGCCGCAGTGGTGCCGGTGAGCCGGACGTGGGTGCAGGCGAACGGGAGCTCGACGTGCGCAGCTACGCTCAGCAGCGACACCGTGGTGTCGCCGAGCGTGATGAAGCTGACGTTGCCGGCGGTCGTGGTCCAAAGCGCACGGCACGGCCCATCCACGAGCGGGGTCACGTCAGCCGGCGTGACCAGCGTCGCGTCGATGTACGACGCCGTCGGCGGGTGCGGTCCGAAGCCTTTGGACATGGCGGGGCTCCTAAGTTGGTGGAGCCGTCATCGCACGCATGGCGATGGTCACAGACCTAGCTTGGGCCCGCGCGCTCACACACGTATAGGTGTGGCGCCGTGGCGCCAACTGGCGCTATATGGCGCCCAGTTGTCGCGTTACTTACGCAGCCTTGAACGAGCACATGACGCAGGCGCGCTCGGTCATCTCGCCGCAGTCGGGGCAGAGCGGGGCGGGTTGCTCATAGGCGATGGCGAGCGACGCGTAGAACCGCGGCCAGTTCTCCTTGATGTCGATCATCATGACCCGGCGGCCCTCGCACGTGATGGCCCTGTCGTGCAGGTATCGCTGGATCGTTCTGCGAGACATGTTGCCGAGCCGAGCCATCTCCTTGAGCCCCATCGTCGCCGGCAACGTTCTCATGCCTGCCCCCCTACGATTCGATCCATCATCCACCCGACATCGTGGCCGTGGCGCACCTCGAGGACGAACGCAGCCAACCTCTCGGACGTGCGGTACCACCCGCCTCGGACGTGCTCGAGTGCGAAGTGTCGACGCATGCCGGCCTCCAAGTTCGGGATGACGGGCACCCCGGCGACAACAGTGAGGGCGCGCGCCGAGCAAGCTTGCGCTGCCGCCGGCGAGCCGATGACCACGAACTCCCCGCCGTCCTCCACAGACACCATCAGGTGCGGCGTTTCGGGCAACCGCCCAACCGGACCCAGCGCCGCAAGCTCGGCGCGCTGCGGCCCCGAGGCGGACCTGGCGAGCGCCATGGCTGCCACGTGCTCGTCGATTACGCGGAGCCTCACCACCGCCTCCGTGTGCCGCTTTCGCAGCACCATCATCCTCTCGCTTGCGTGGCCCATGCGCTTGGCGGCGCACTCCCCGTCGTGGAGCGCTCGGTGCAGCTGGGCCTCGCACCTGGCGACGATGAGCGACTGCTCCGCGGTCTCAATGCGGAACCGCTCGACGACTTCCTCGGATGACGCCGCGCTCACGCTGCCCGTCCTCGGCGCTCGTCTGCGCGGCGGGATGGGTCGTGGTGCCCGCAACGGTCGCACCTGCGAGCGCTCAGCGGGTTGTGGGTGTTCGCCTGCCTACGCTCCCAACAGACGTGTTGGGTGAACGCTGCTAGCGCCCCGGACGTCATCGACTCGACCTCGTCGAACACCGCGGCCCTGGCGGACGGGCTCAGTTGCTTGAGGTGGTCAGCAAGCAGCCCCTCATCGTGGACCCACCGCTCCGCGACGTCGACGACCTCGCGGCCCACTGCGGCGCTCGTTCGACGGTACGACAACGCGGCGTCGTGCGCCTTCGACGCGCGCGCCCTCTGCTTGTCGGTCTTCGATAGGTCTGCGAGGTCTACTTGGTGTCGCTTGTCAGCCTCGGCTTGGCCTGTAGCCGCGCCGTTGACGTAGCGCCTGGCCATCTTCTGCACCTCGACGGTCCACGACGCAACAGCCGTCGGGGCGAGCAGCGCGAGGGCAGGGAAGCCGCCAGGTAGCGACACGCCTCGACCCTTGTTGTCGGTGCCGGAGTACGACAGCCGCAGGACTCGCCGAATGCGGTCAGCCTTGGCGGAATCCCCGAGTGCCGCGAGCCTGGCGATGATGCACTCCTCTCGACGCGCCGCCATGATCTGACTCTCCACCCGGTCTGTCGACGCGCTCACGTCCACGCCACGTGTCGAGGCAATGCCCAGCCGAGCGGCGTCGAGCTGGCTGCCCATCGACGAACGCAGTCCGCCCACGTCGCCGCGGGCGCTGCTTCCGTCTGCGGACCCTCCGTAGAGCCACCGCAGATCGACCTCGGCCAAGCCCATGCGCCGAGCGGCGTGACGCGACTCGTGGTCTTCGCGGTCGCGCTCGCGGTCGTCGTCGGCCTTCTTGTTACTCGCCATCGGTCTCGTCTCCACTCACCGGCGGTGGTCTTCGCATGCTGTCCGCAGCAACCTGGACCGCACCGCCAGCCCATGTCGCGCGCGGCCGGTCCTGCACGCCTTCGGCTGGCTCGACGCCCAACACTTCGCGCTCTGCCCTGGTGATGACGCGCGGCGCCCTGTCCGCCTCGTAGATGTCCACCTCGCCCACTACCACCTCCAGAGCAGGACCAGCCCGCTCGACGCTACATAGCAGAGTCAGCCAAATCCGCGGCCGTCGTTGCCCCATCGCTGCGACCTGTCGGCATCAAGAGCCTGTGGTCTGCGGTCGTGATCGCTACCACTTGGCAACATCGTTCGAAACGGCTCGAATGCCCCAGCGAGCGCGTCGACCTGGTCATCGTGCGCATCCTTTACACCGGTGAAGCTCCGTACCTCGTCGAGGAACGCCGGCAGCCACGGCGCCATGCCTTCGTCCGTGGCCCGCAGATGCGCGCCGCATTCACCGAGCGCTAACAGACTGCGCGGGATCTGAACATCGCCAGAGTTCCACGCAGCGGCCACCGCCTGCGCGCGCTGGAACTTGTCGCCAACTGCGTTGAGTGGCTCGACGCGGACGCGTTCCTTGGGGTCACCTTCGCCAAAGAACTGAAGCCCGCCCTTCTCGGTGCCTGACACGAAGCCGAGGATCTGCGCGCCTGGGTGACGGTCCGCCATCTCGCGAAGCTTCTTGCGGAACGCTGGCAACTCGCACCGCTCGCGGACGACCTCTACCACGTACGACACGCCAGTGACGTATCGACGCAACGCTACGCCAACCGAGAAGTCCGACCATGTCCGGACGGTGTAAGCGAAGTCGTTTCCGATGGCGCAGCGGTAGCCGACCCCTACGGGGAGCGAATCAAAGTATGTCGGCTCTCCGAAAACCTCTGCGCCCTTGGCGATAGGTCGCCCCTGGTACAGTGAAGCGAAAGCGTACGGGCCCAGCTGCGCCTCTGCCTTTCGTAGCCGGTCAATATCGAATCCCTCTGGCCACAGCGCGTCCCCATCATCAGAGATCGCTGGCAAGTTCACGCTGCGCCAACCCTGCTTGGTGAGCCGGCCGATGAGATCGTCCGTGTGCCATCGAGTATGGTTGACGATGAACGACGTGGCCATCTTGCCAGGCTCTTGGCGCGTGTAGATGACGTCGTTGAACCACTCCCACACCTTCTCGCGAATAAGCGGGCTTTCTGCTTCTTCGCGGTTCTTGAAAGGGTCGTCAATAATGACGACGTGAAAACCTTCGCCAGTCCATGCGCCGCCGACGCCGCCCCAGATAATCTTGCTACCGTTCGCGAGTTGCCATTCGCGCATGGTGTCGCGTCTGAACTCAACGCCTGCCGCATTGGCTATGATTCGCGCCTTGCCGCTCTCTGAGTCCGCGCGGTCCTGGTTGTAAGTGCCATAGCCTATGTACGTGTGCGGCCTAACGCAGACCTTCTTGACGATCCAGTGAACGATGGAAGACGTCTTCGTGTGTCGAGGTGGCGTTGACGAACACGCTTCCACTCCGCCGGTAGTCAGCGCCTCGTCCAGTAGGCTCAGGATCGGACGCAGGTGGTACGGGGCTTGGAACCTGCGCGACACGCGAGGGACGAACTGGTAAAGCGTCTCGTTGACGTCGGCACGTTGGCGCTGGGTCGCGCCGAGCTTGGCCAGCAGCCCAGCTTGGACGAGCGCGGTCGCCGCGGGCGAGACTCGGGCCGTCACGGCCGCACGCTGACGCGCTGTTCGCGCGCGCCACATTCGCGGCGTTCGTGGTGTGGCAGCTGGACGATCTGTGTACCCAGTACGAGCGTGGCGACCGAACTCGCGATGCTCTTCCAACCCCTGATCCGACCCTGTTCGCTCATGTCTTCTCCACGGCACGCGCGATGCGACACGCGACGGCATGATGCCCCCTCTGCCGCCGGCCTCCAGTCGTCCGCTCGTTCGCCAGATGACCTTCGGGGAACTCCTCCGCCTGAGGCGTCAGATCGAACGGGAACGATTCGACCGGCTCGTTGGTCGCGAGCGCGAGACCGCCGAGTCGGACGCAAGGATGATGGGCCCGGCGCGGTGACGGCGCGCGACCCATCGGCGCGAGGGCCACCATGCGGGCCTCTGTCACTTGGCGCCTGCCACGCGCGCGGCCGCGAGGATGGCGCCCTGCATCGCGCATGCCTCCTTGTAGAGCTCGCGTCGGTCAAGATCGGACGCGGCCTCGAACTTCGAGCCGTAGCTTTCCATTGCCGCGTCCACCGCAGCATCGCTGACGAGCGACGCGACAGACACTTGCGCTAGCCGACGCTCGAGGTCGTCGATCTCGAGGACGCTCCCGACCACTCCGCCAACTGGCTGGCCGCCGATGAGAAGGCGGGCGAAGACCCTGCCGTCTCGGCTCTGCTGTCGGTCGATGGTCCACTCTTGCGTCGGGTCAATCGTCCGCTTCCGGCTCATGGCGCGGTCTCCTGTTGGCGTTGGAATTGGTCGTCACGTCGTCACCTTGAACGCAGGCAGCCCCAAGACGAGCCTGTCGATCCGGCCCATCGCCCGCCGGTGGATCTGCATGTGGTGTCGCGCCAGGGCCCCTTGGAGGATGCTCCACGCCACAGCTCGCTCAGCGTGCAGGTGGTAGGCGTATCGAAGGGCGCGCTGCCGCATCGCGGAGAGCTTCCGCGCGCCCTCGGCCTCGGCGTCAGCGCGCCCGTCTTCGTAGTCGCTTTCCTGATCAGTTGCGTCCGATCTCGCCACCTCGACCATCCAATCCACGTCGCGCCTCAGGCGCTCGGCGGGCGTCACGGCGCCGCCTTCCCGAAGGCCGGTTCGCCTCGGATGAGGCACGCGATCCGGGTCATCGCCCGAAGGTGGAGAGCCTTGTACCGCCTGGCCTTCGGACCCCACACGAGGCCCCATGCCGCCGCCCGCTCAGATTGCAGGTGGTAGGCGTACACCAACGTGCGACGCGTTGCGCTCCGGCGCGCGGCTAGGCCCTCGGCCTCGGCGTCAGCCCGGCCGGCCACGTAGCCGGCCGCGCACAGTAGATTGTCCGATGCATCCGTTACGGCTGCGTATTTCCTCCGGTCCCGCTGCATCTGATCCCACGCTGGCCCTCGCACGAGCGCCGTCACGACGGCACCTTACCGAAGGCCGGTTCGCCTCGGATGAGCCTGTCGATCCGGGTCATCGCTCGCCGGTGGAGCATCATGCGTCGCCGCGCCTTCATCCTGTAGGTAGCGTCCCCGTCGGAGTCGCCCGCGGCCTCCGTCGACCAGGCCAGGCTCCGCTCGGCGTGCAGGTCGTAGGCGAGCCAGAGGGAGCGACGCATCGCGCTGCGGCGCACGACCTGGGCAGCCGCGGCGCTCTCGGCCTGAGCGTCCGCTCGGCCCGCTGCGTAGGCGTAGTCCTGGACGCCTTCGATCTGCCTCGCCGACCACCGCGCACCGTGCCGCGCGATCATCGAGGCCACATCGCGACGGAGCCGATCCAGCGCCGTCATGTCGGCACCTTCGGCGTGTGCCGATACGACCGGCGGGACGTCGCAGGCGCGTACGGGACGATGTGCGACTCGATGCTAGGCCATGAGTCGCGGCAGTGGTCGCGAGCCGCCGTCAGGGTCTCGAACGCGTAGTCCAGGGCGAGGCCATCGGCGGGATCGAGCACGACCCACAAGGTCCGAGGCTTCACGACGGCACCTTGACTTCTTCGTCGTCGTCCGGGATGCGGACGACGCGCACCCCCTCTTGGCGCACCGAACCTTGGAGTTCGTCGAGGCTATCAAGGAACGGCTCTCGCCACCTAACGTCAAACCTCGTCACACGGTCGCGCCCCACTTCTCCGGGGTCGGCCGAGGTCGGCTCATCCCACCAGGCCGCCGGGATGCCCGTGTGGCGCTCCAGCTCGGCGCGAAGCCGAGGCTCGGGCCGGTTCATGCCCGCGGTCCACCTACGCACCGCCTCCCGCGTGACCCGCAGCTCGCGCGCCACGCTCGCCTGTGTGTGGGGCTTCGGCGCGGTGAGCAGTTCCAGGGCCATCTGGCCTCTCGTCGTGATTGTTCCCATGCGGCCACTATAGCATGGCATGCTGTCGTGGCCAAGCACCTAGCGCTCCTCGTCCAGCAGCTCGACCCGATCCGCGACCCACACCGCGCCATGCCGTTCGACCAAGCGGGCCACAGCCTCGGCTAGCCGAACGCCGTCCGCCAGCCGTCTCTTCTCTGCCGCGCAGCTGCGCTCGAATGCGGCCGCCTCGGCCCGTAGCGCCTCCGCGTAGGATCTGCCAGTGGTATCGATCATCACGCGTGCCCGCTCATCAGGAACCTGTCGCCTGGCAGCCAATCTGCCGCGTGTACGTCGCAGGTCAGGCCTTCGGCCTCGGGCCAGAACGACCGGACCGTGGCAATGCCATCGGCTTCAGTCGGCGCGTCGACCATCGCGCAGATGATGAACTCCGGCTCGCCCTCGCGAGAGCCGACGCACCACCACTCGAACGTCGGCCCGCTCGGGTGGGTGGCGGCGAAGTACGTGGGGCGGTAGTCGCCGTCGATGCCGCCGTAGAAACGGATCCAGAGTCTCATCGCTTCTGCTCCTTCGCCCGCCGCCACAAGCCCCCGCAGCCTACATCTTCGCAGCGCTCGCCATCGCCTCAATGGTCGCGCTCGTAGCTCGCAGCTTCGCGGCCTGCGCATCCAGTGCGGCCGTGATCTCTCGAGACAACTCCAGCATGTCGCCGATCAGCACGGCGTACGCCTCGGCGATCGACCTGCCTATGCCGAGTGGCAACGGGTGACGAAAACCTACGGCGTAGGTGTCGCCTTCGCGATGAATATTCGCCTCAACGAGAAACTGTCGCCCCCACCTTCCGGCAGCAGTGTCCAAGTGATGGACAACATCAGTGGCGAGTTCCGTCGCGGCGTCGTGAAGGACGCTCACGCCTACGTTCCTCAACGTCGCCGCGGTGGCGGCAACGCGGGCGGATCTACTTTCATCCATGACAGCCTTCTCGGTCATCGCAACCTCCTCGTTTATGACAACTTCGTTCATCACAGCAGCCTCATCGTTCCGACCATCGTGGCTCACCATCGCAACCTCCTCCACTGCGTTATCGCCCCGCGCGTCACCCACCACCCGTAGTCGACAACGCCCTCGCCTGCCGCTCGAAGGCCTCGTCGAACGCCTCCTCCAGCCCCGGGAACGACTCCGCCAACTCCGCCACCGCGGCGCGCTGCGCGGCAAGGAACTGGTCCTGCGACGCGTCTACCAGCTGCCGCACCTCGGGGCGAAGCTGTGGCGACCCATCCTTGCCGACGATGACGATGCCCACCTGCGTCGTGTTGCTGATGGCGCCCGTCGCCTTGCCGTACAGGTCGAGCGACTGGTTGCTCGCCGCGTACAGCCCCGCAGCTTCACGATCCTGAGCCAGCTGCGCACGCTGATAGACCTCGTCGCTCCGACGCAGCGCCCGCGTGGTGACCTCGGTCCTGGCTCGGTCGACGTTGCCCGGGTCCTCCAACATCTGCGCCGCCGTTGCCGCGCTGCGCTCCACGGTGTTCGGGTGCAGACCCCACACCTCCGCCAACAGCGGGCTCGACTCGCCTCGCACGAAGAGGTCGTCCTCGAAGGCCTCAAGGCAAAACCACACCCGTTCCTTCGCGTTGGGAGTGCGCCCTAGCCGCCGCTGAAGCTCTTGCGCAGCCTCAAGAAGTGCCTCACGCGCGCGCGCAGGACTTATTTCGATTGTTGACGCCGCTGATTCCTCAACAACCTCGGACACTTCCACGTCACTCATGACCCACCGCTTGAGGTTTCAGGCACACCCGCTGGTGCGCCCCTGTTGACAAATCTGGATCCACCACAGAGAATGCGGACGAAGTCTGCGGGCGGGAGCCTGCTCTTCTTCTCTGCATCCTAGATCTCTCGCCGTCTTCGCCGGCGACGCTAGGTGCCGCTGCCGCGGGGTCCGGCAGCAATAGCTTCGCGGAGCATCTTGATCGCTGCGACCATGAGCTGTTGGCGCAGGTCGTCCGGCAGCACCGCCGCGTCGACGATGAGCAGGGCGCCGGCAGCCAGCTCGATGGCGCGCCACCGCGGCGCTTCGCACTCGCCAGGGCAATCCTGGGGCCTCACGGCTTCCGCCCGGCGGCGCAGATGTCGCCGTTAGCAAGCCATGTATCGATCGCGGCGGGGAACGAGAAGACGTCCTCGACGACTACTGCGGGATAGCTCATGGCGCCCGTGAAGGTCGGTTCGCCGCATATCGAGATCGTGGCGCTGAAGCCTTCGGGTCGGACGCTCCCGCCGCCAACGTAGGCCGCCGCGCGGACCACGCGGTAGCCCTGCCGTTGGAGCTCGCCAGCGACGTCGGGCTGCGTCCAGCCGGGTGGCTTCTGGACCTTGCCCGCCGCGTTGCGGGTGATGCCGCCTGCCACCTTCGCCATGTTGCTGCGCAGCACCTCCGCCCAGATGGGCCGCGGGTCGATACCGAAGGCCATCAGCATGCCGAGCCCGACCACGCAGGTGTCGATGACGCCGTCCGCCACCTCGACCATGTCGCGCTCGATGATCGCGTCGAGCGTCTCCCTTGCCTCCTCGGCGAACAGCGAGCGGCGCAGCTCTATCGTCTCCTCGTCGGGCCACGCCGGTTGCCGCGGGCGGGCCTGCTCGAACGCGGAGAACATCGTCTGAAGTTGCGCAGTCCAGTCGACCGCCCGGCGCTCCTCGACAAGCCTGGTGTTCGTCCGTTGCAGATCGTCCCGCTGCGCACGTAGGTGGGCGTTGTCGCGCTCCATTGCGGCAAGGTCGGACGCGAGCACCGTGAGGGTGCGGGGCGTGGTCTGGACCTGGCCGAAGCATAGGCAGTCCTTGCCGGCCTCGCAGCACGGCATGCAGCCCCTGCCCGGCGGGAAGCCCTGAGCTACCGGCGCGGCGGCAAGCATTCGCATGCTCGCCGGGTGAATGCGGTCTTGGAGCGCGTCGACGAGGTTTCCGGGTGACGGGGCGTCGACTGGTTTGGCCGCGCGGAGATGACACGTCGCCGAGCAGAACCACGGCCAGTGCTGCTGGAACGGCGAACCCGGCGACGGAATGAACATGGCCTCGCATTCGGAGCATTCCAGGGCCTTCATCGAATCACCTCGCCTTTCGCAATCCACTGCATCATGCACATCGCGCCCTTGTTCCAGCCGTCCCACGCATCGTCGCCACCATGCCCTGGCTTGCCGATCCACGACGAGACGAGGTCCTCCACGCGCCTCACTTCTGCGGTGAGGACAGCGCGGATCGCGTCGTCGGTCATGGTGGCGTCGAGTTCGGATGCGGCGCGTTCGGCGCACTCGGTGGCAAGAATCGCGGCGTCACGCGGAGGCGCGTAGGCGGCCCGTAGTAGCGCTTCCAGCCGTATCAGTTCGTCGTCGGTCATCGCGTACTCCTCCCTCGCCGGTATACCTTCGCCGGCCATTGCTTGCCGTGCGCCGTCACGTGCGCCGCTGCCGTCACCCGAGTCACCCTAGCATCTTGCAGCGTGTACTCTTGCGCGTGCTCGCGGCCGTAGGTCCACGACGCGCCGTCCCACCACTGCGAGAACATCGACCTGGTGTTGTGGCACCCGCAACCGCAGACGATGACCCACGCTCGAGCGGCGATGGTCATGACGCTCGCACGTATGCCCAGCGCTGCTCGGACTCGGCCCAGCGCTTGTCGGCTTCTGCATTGCGGGCGGCATCCTTGTCCGTGAGGCGCTCGGCAATCTCGTGCGCGCAGTCGTGACAGAACCGAGTCGGCTCCGAGCCTTGCGCCACGGTGAGGATCTCCGAGCACTCCTCGCACAGGCGCTCGGCCTCCTCCTCCTCGTCGTCGTGGCTCATGACGCCCTCGGGAGCCTGCTCAGGATGAGCCTGGTCGCGACCCATGCCGCCTCGTCCAGGCTGCCGCAGAGAGAGCCGTCGAGCCCCCGAACCCGGACCTGGTAGCAGCCGCTCGCTTGCGGCTCCGTCTCGACCTCGACCCAGAACAGCTCTGCGCGGTCGTGCCTGGACAGGGCGACACCTCGCACACCGCCAGCCTCTGCCATCGCAATGATCTCCCAGCTCATGACCCGCCCAACGCCCGATCCACCAGGTCGAGCTCGACGAACTCGCCGGTCGCCAGATCCATCCATGTCCCGCAGATGATGCCGTCTGGCCCAAAGTCGAAGGTCATAGCCATCTCCCCGAGGATGTCGGATGTCTCGCACCAGATGCCGCCCTCCCTGGTCGCGTAGACGCTCCACCCGTAGCCGTCTGGATCGATGCGCGCCAGGAAGCGCTCGGCTGCATCGGTAGCGGCGGGATGCGCCAGACGCGGGCCCGAGTCATCCCAGTCGTACGGCGTGGAGCGTAACTCTGCTATGCGCGCTGTGTGGTCGTAGTTCATTGGTCCTCCCGAGCGCAGGGAGGGGACTTGCGGAGCTGCTCGGCATAGAAGCACCGATCGCAATTGCAGCGGGGGCAGGGGAGGCCGCGTGAACACCACGCGCATTTGCAGTCACCTAGCCGCGGCTCGCATTGGGTCAACGGCTCTTCGTGGCTCACGACGACCTCACATACGCCCAGCGCAGCTCGGACTCGGAGGCGCGGTCGACCTCGGCCCCCACCCTCGCTGTGCGGTCCATGGATCGGTCGGTGATCCTCACGGCCAGTGGCCTCACGCCCAGATCCTCACGCGGGAGGGGCCCTCGGTCGCCATCCGCCGCCTCTGCGTAGAGCACGACGGCTATTTCACCGGCCGAGATCCTCACGCGCCCGTTCCGCGCGACCCACGTGAGCCCCATGCGTCGAGCCATGTCGACCAGCAGATCGTAGGTCTCGCGCGCGTGACCGAGCGCGGCATGGCCATTGGGGATTGCGATGACGGCGTTCGACCCGCTCATGCACGCGCGGAGAGCCTCCACGCATGCCCAGGTCGTGCGCCCCGTCCCTCGCTCGTACTGCGCGCCGTAGGCGTCTCGAGCGAGCACCGCTGCCCGATGTTCCTCCCACGGCAGCAGCCCCAGCCGGCCCATGATCTCCTCGCGCGTCACGTCTTCGCTCATGTAGTTCATTGGTCCTCCCTGACGTAGCGCCCGGCTCGCTGGCCGGAACCGACCGAGACCCGCAGGACGATGCCTCTGCGGTCGCCATCCTCGGTCACCTCGAGTATCTCCCAGCAGCTCATCTCCAGCGCTCCAGCTTGGTGCAGATGAGCATCGCCGCATATCGCGCGGCCTCGTCCAGGCCGACGAACGAGGCGCCACCTCGGCCTCGCGTCCGCACCCGGTAGTAGCCGCTCGCCTGCGGCAGCGCGTCGACCTCGACCCAGAACAGCTCGTTGGCGATGGTCGGCCCGATGCCTGCGAGTATGCCTGCGAGGCCGGCCCTGGACAGGACGATGCCTCGCACGGCGCCGTCCTCCGTCAGCCCCACGATCTCCCAGTCCCAGCTCACAGGTCCACCTCGACTACGTCGTCTGCGTCGTACAAAAAACAGGTCCGCCGACCGGCGTAGAATACGAACACCATCCCGCCGCATCTGACCAGGTCGTCCACCTCCGCCTGCAAGCCGCTCACGACGCCCGGGATGGGGTGCAGCGTGAACCGCAGGCAAGCATCGCCGACCCGCGCCAGGAACGCCGCGCACTCCGCGATTGCCCCGGCGTCGACAGGCCCGCTCTGGTCGTCGTACCAGCCGGCAGGCAGGCTGGCGATGTAGTCCAGCAGCTCGCGATACTCGACCACGCGGCTCATCGGACTCCGATCCTGAGCCGGGCGGAGATCTGGCTCAGCACCGTATCGAGCTCCTCGACCTCGAGGTCGGTCAGCTGGTCGCCGTGGCGCTCAACGGTCCAGAGGTGCGATCGCACTCGCTTGCGTCGCGCCTCCCGCACCGCGCGCGCATCGTCGCCGGGGGCCACGTCGCGGACCTCGCCGCCTGCCTTCCGCGGCACGCTCCACCCGGTTTCCCGTTCCCACACCTCGCCGGTGTCAGTGGTCAGCCGCGTCGCCGTGACCTTCGTCACGGTCCGGAAGCGCAGCCAGCGCATCGGGCTCCAGCCCCGGCGCGACTCCTCGACGACCCTATCCCCGACCTTCGCTTGAATCATGATGCCATCCTCCAGACCTGTCGCTTGACCTTGTGCCATCGATGCTCGACCTCGTTCGGCGCCCGAGGCGGAGGCGCCCGCGATGCGCGCATGTTCATCGTTGACGCAGGCCAGCCGCGCGAGGGCCAGATATCTGGCTCCGGGCAGGACCAATCGGCCTCGCATGGAGTCGGCGACCAGTAGTCCATCACGAGTCCGCCGCGAACAGGCAGCCGGTACCCATCTTTGCCGCCCACACCGCGAAGGTGAGTGTGACGACGTGCCCGAGCGGGTGGCCAGGCTCCGAGATCGTCAACTCGCGCGGATCCATCCACGCACTCATCTCGGCCGCAAGGTCTTCGGTCCGGTAGCGATCGCGATCCACGTCGAGCGGAAACTCGACCTGCTTGTGGGCGGCGACGATGGCGGCCTCAAGGTCGGGCCCGATGAGCCATTCGGTGTTGTCGGTGTAGACGTGGAGCGGGCGGGAGTCGGTCATGGTGCCTCGTTGAAGTTGTGGATCACAGGTCGACGCTCTCGTCGTATTGGCGCCCATCGAACGATCGAAACGAGGTGAAAGCTGGCTCGAACAGCGCGCGGACCGTGCCTGTGCGCCCGCCTCGCTGCTTGTCTACGATTAGCTCTACTACCTCTGCTTCTGGCGCCTTGTCTGCATGCCCACCGTCTCGTCGGGCGAGTGCTCGGGCGCGAGCGAACGGATTGTGAATCAGGATGCAGTTGTCGGCGTTCATCGGGATGGCCTTCGACTCTCTGAAGTCCGACGAGCGAGGTCGCTTGTCGTTGCCACGCTTTGAAGCGTCGTCGTTCAGTTGCGCCACGGCGATCACGTGTACCTGTTCGGACCTTGCTAGCAACTTGGTGGATCGCGCTAGGTACGCCACCTCCTCCTCGCGTGACCCCTTGCCGATGAAGCTCTTGCCGCTCACCAGCTGCAAGTAGTCGATCACGACCAGGCGAATCTCGACGCCCATTCGTCTGGCTTCAGCCTTGGCACGACGAAGGCGCGATCGAATCGTGGTGGGCGTGTGCTCGGATCGGTCATCCGTCCAGAACGGAGCGCGTGACAGTCGCTGGGCCTCTTCTGTAGCCGCGCTCCACTCGTCTCGGGACCAGGTGCTCTTGTCCTTGGCGAGGTCAACTCGAGCGCCTTGGGCGATGGCGCGCTCCATTAGCTCGTCCTTCGGCATCTCGAGCGAAAAAACCATCACGCCCGTGAGCGTCCCCGGCTGCTCAGTCCCGTCGTCGCGCTTGCTCGGCGGTCCCCGGTGGCCGGACATTGACACCCGACCAGCGATCTCGAGAGCGAGTGACGTCTTGCCGACGCCCCAGTAGGCGCCCATCGTCGTCACGCCACCGATGGCAAGCCCGCCGCCCTTCAGCAGTTTGTCCAGGTCGACAAGGCCAGTTGGCACGCGCACTTGCTGAGGCACGCGCCCCGCGGCTTCGTCGCCGAACGACTTGAAGATCCTCTCGATGATGGCCCTGGGAAGCTCCGGCTCGTCCTCATCAACGCGCCGTGAGTTGGCAACAGCGCAGACGCGGCCCTCGGCCTCGTCGAGCCAGGCCGAAACCTCCCCGACGTCGCCGTAGCCCTCTGCGGCGAGCGCTTGGCATTCTGCGATCAGTCGTCGCTGGCGAGCCTTGTCGCGCACGATTGCGGCGTGCGCCCGAAGGTTCCAGATGGCAGGCGTCGCATCTACGATCTGAGCTAGGTAGGCGGACCCGCCGACTCTTGCTAGCTCATCGCGGCCCCGCAGGAGAGTCGCAATCGTGACGATGTCGATGGGTTTGCCTGAGTCGTCGAGCTCCATGGCGGTGGCGTAGATGGCGCCGTTCGACTCGCTGTAGAAGTCCGACGGATCGAGCATGTCGGCAACGTCGGCGATGGATCCGGCTTTGAGCATGCAAGCCGAGAGTACCGACGCCTCTGCGTCCAGGTCGTGCGGCGGGACTCGGCCGGCCACGATCGGCGGCTGGTGACGGGCGCTCATGATAGGCACCTGGCTTCGTAGTCCGCTCTGGAACCCCAGAGCCCCCTGGCGACGTCGCCGAGATCGTCCCACGCCTTTGGCGCAGCTCTGACCTCCGGAGCCCGCGGCGGCGCTTTGCCGAGCCGCTGCCGCTCGGTCTCGTCTGGGTCCACCGCTTGGTGGTGGGCGTCGAGCCCGCGGCTGGCCGCCTTGCCGGCGCGAGTCGCCTGCTTGACGAATCCGGCGACCATCGAGGCAAGCGTGCCTCGATCGCGGTGCGGCTCGCCGACCGACAGCCGTGTGGATTCCTTGGCGTCGGCCTCGGCGATGGCGCCGAGCACGTCGGCGACCGCTAGCCGTCCGCCGATCGGGTCGCAGTGCGCGGCAAGGCGCTGGGCGAACTCGAGCGACGCCACGCCCATCAGCGAATCGGAAGCCTTGAGGGCGGCGAGGATCGCCTGGCCGTCCGGCGTCTGGGTCGTCGACCGACGTGGCGGGCCGTGGTCTCTGTGGTCCGGTCCGGGGGCTTGCTCGGGATTGGCAGCCGCCGCCGCAGCCGGGTCTGCTGCTGCTTCTGCTTCTTCAGATGGAGAAGGAGAAGGAGAAGGAGAAGGACTACTCCAACGGAGTGCCAGCGGAGCAGCAGTGGTCAAGCACGGTGCTACTCGCCTGCTGCTCGCCTGGCGCGCCGCGCTCGTGGCGGCGCCGCCCCTGCTCGCAGCCTGACGCTTGACCATGCGGCGGTCTTCGACCGCTTTCTTGCTGTCATTCCAGTGAAGAAAATCATGCACTTCAAAGGATCCGTCGGCGATCGGATCGATCGCGCCGGCCTTCACGAGGGCGTCTACGACATCCTGAGGTCGCTTGTGAAGCGTGAGCGCTCGGAGCTTGGGGCCGGATATCCTGCCGTCGGTGAGGCTGCGGTTGCAGAACGTGACAGCGCGCGCCCACAGCGCGTACGCCGAGTCGCCCACCGCCTCCGAAGCGGCGGCCAGCTTCTCGGAGTCGTCCCACCGATCGTCGAGCCTTGTCCATGTCACGAGTTGACCGACGCCTCGCGCTGAACGCCGGCACCCGTGGCCACGAGTTCCCCGTCGACACCTAGTGCGGCTTCGGGTAGAGAAATCTCACTCACTGAGTCGCTCCCTTCGATTCGGTGGCAGTCGGCGGCCGCTCTTGCAAAGCGGCCGTCGGCGTTTTCAGCGCCCGCGCGAACACGCGCGCAGCCTGAACTGACGTTGTCCACTGCTTTCCCGTCCACGTCAACGGAAGGCGCCACGGTGGTCGTCACGGGCGCACGTTCGCCAGCTGCGGGAACTGGCGCAGCCTCGCGAGGCACATCGTGCACGTGGCCTTGTGGCCTGGTCCGATGGTGACGCGCTCCTCTGCGCGTGCCGCGACCGCGCGCGCCGTGGCGAGCTTCCATCTCCGCATGCAGGAGTCGACGCTCTCGGTGCTCTGCTTTGCCTTTGCCATCTCGAGCTGGGTGAGCGCATCGAACACGCTGGTCTCGCGGACAGGCCCGCAAAGCGGCAGGCCATCGAAGGACAGGTGAATGGCGGCCTGCTTCATGTCGGCAACTCGACAGTAGCGAAGACGCCAGCCTTCTTCAGCCGGCGTACCTGCTCGGCCTCGAGCAAGTCGTGGTCGCGCGGCGTCGAGTGCTCGTCACACCGGATGACCCCCAGGCGGACCCTGTAGCGGGTGGCCGGGTCGCTGCACCGCTCGCAACGGCGCACCGTCAGGCGCGCGAGCATCCGTAAGTCGTCGAGCGTGTGGTGGTCGTTCATGCCGGCACCGCCTTCCTAACGCGGACCAAGCTGGCGAATGCGGGCTCGCCGCGGAGGATGCGGCACACCCTGTCGGCGGCGCGCAGACGCCGATAGGCATTCCTGCGGTTCGTCGCGTAGGCGACGCCGAACGCCGCCAGGTGGTAGGCCTTGGCGTACTTCAAGGCACGCCGGTACATCTTGTCGCTGCTACTGGTCATCACGCCATCCGCCTTTCGTATGCCATCACGCTGCCACCTCCGACTCGATCCGTAGGTGCTCGAACATGAACACGCGTCGCGCCTTGGCCGCGCTCCACGGAGTGACGACGCACGTCGCCGGCGTGACCAGTGGCACCCAGTCCGCCGGTACGCGACCCAGGTCGATCTGTTCGCGCGCTCCGACGGCCTTGTCGTGATGTTCGACGGCGGCCGGTTGCTCGGTCCCGACTAAGCCTAGCGCTTCCGCGATCGCAGCCATGATGCGCCTCTCGATCTCGTCGTAGGCGCTCCACTCTCCGCCACGTCGCATGAGGCGCTTCAGCGGCCGGGTAACGTCGCCGCAGTAGGCCTCGGCGTCGTCGTGGTGGAGGCCCCATTGCTGGACACGCGGGCGCTCGCCGGCATCGCGGAGGGACCGCGCGACGAGCACCGCGTGCTGAGCGACCGAGTAGGCTTGCCGGGTTTGCCCCGAGTAGCGATTCGTCAGGGAAAGCCCCTGCGCAATGTCCTCGAGGCGAACGTCCTTGGCGAGAGGGCGAGCGAGCGAGAAGTTGACCCCCGAGACGGTGAGGATCGAGCTTGCTGCGAGTAGCTCCGCTTCGATGAGCGGGGCCTTCGAGTAGGTGGTCATGTGGATGTGCCTCGTGTCTTGGCTTGTGAGTAGTCGTCCGGCTGAGTCACCTCTACGCGGATCGCCACGCCGTACGTCTTCGCGGCGCGCTGCACCTGCTCGCACGACCACCGCACGCGCGGGTCGCGGTCGTTCTTCAGGCCTAGCCATTGAGCTATGGCATCTACGCTTGCCTTACAAGCGGACGGCAAATTGTCATGCTCGTCGAGCAGCCGCGGGGCGATCCGGGTCACGGTGACGATGAGTTCGCCGGCGAAGAAAGCGCCGTCTACTTGCCCGAGCCACCGCGCGACCGCATCCCGCTGCGCCTTCACGCGCCCGGCCTTCACGCGCCAGTGGACGTGCTGGTTGGACTCGGACACGAGCCGGATCGGGATCTCCGCTACCAGGTTCGGCGGGTCGTACTTCAGCATCGCGGCTACGAACAGGCACGCGGGCTTCGCCTTCGCAGCCTGCTTCGGCTTGAGGCGCGGCATGGACGGCGGGGTCACGACCCGTCGCTCCACAGCAGCGGCTCGTCTGCCCTGACGTCATCGTCCTGGCGTCTCAGCAACACGATGCGCCCGGTGTAGCGGCTCAGCAGAGTGACCGAGGTCCAGTCCTTCGGTACGCCTCGCACGGTGATGCACGTAGACGTGCCGCGCAGCCCTTCGTCGAGGTGGAGAGCCTCATCGGAAGCGTCGACGTAGAAGTCCCGCTCGTCGCTGAAGGACTTCGACCCCTCGGCGGTGAAGTCCGCATGCTTGGTGTGGAAGTCCATCTCGATGTGGACGTGGTCTTCGGTGGCGCGCACGAGCCAGATCGAAGCCACACGGACCTCGCCGGGGATGACGGTGACAGCGACGACGGGGACGGTCACGACGCCACCCGCCTCTCCACCAGAGCCGTCGCAGCGCCGTCGATGATCGCGCCCGTCCGCAGGTACGTCGGCTTCCCGTCTCGCATCAGCCCCAGCCTTTCCATCGCCACCCGTGACGCCGCCAGCAGTGTCCCGCGTTCGCGCATCGACATGTCGAGCCACTCCTGTTGGCCGGCGACTCCATACCCGGCCATGTGACTGGTCCAGTCGAGTCGCAGTCGCCGGCAGGCTTCCCGCTCAAGTGCCAGCATGTCGTCCTCGGCGTGACTCTGCGGCTGGTAGCCAGTCTCCCGCCAGATGACCACGTGCATCATCTCGTGGATCAGGTGCGAAGCCTCGAGCGTCGACTGCGCCTCGTCGGCCCAGAGAATGCGGCCGTTGTCGCGGCGGATGCCGGCCATGTCCTGCGGAGCCACGTGGTAGGTCTCCTTGGGCATGTACCCGCGGCGCAAGCTCGCGCTGAGCGGCACGTCGAGATCGACGGCGACGCCCCATCGTTCGCACTCACGGAGCGCGCGGAGGAAAGGGTGAACGGTCATGATGACTCCATGCCAGAAAAGAGCGCGCCGATCCTCACGTCGCCACCTCCATAGCCGCGTCGCGCGCAACGGGCCTCCATATCCGCGTCGCGCGCAACGGGCTGGCGCTTGGCTGACCGGAGCGTCATGCCGCCGGCGATCTCGTTCAGTCGCTTCAGCAGGTCGAGTCGCTTCACCTCGAGATGAAGATTCCCGTTCTTGCACGCCTTGAACCGGAACCATGTCGTCTCGCCGCGGTAGCCCGTCGCCTTCGACGCTTCGATCGCGCCGTGCAGCTCCGACCAGTGGGACTTGGCGATCGAGCCCTGGCCGTCGAGCGCCTGGAAGACACGCTCCACCGAGATGGCGTGCTGCTCGTAGTAGGACGACAGACGCAGTCCGTAGCAGCCCATCTCTACCCAGTGGACGATGACCTTGGGCGGGATCTCCTCCTGGCTGTTCGTCTTGTACTCGGCCATGCGACCTCGCGGCCGGAGGTGCTCGAACGCTTCCTTGACGCTCTCCTCAAGAATCTCTGGCATTCGGTCGAGAAAGCCTTGGGCAAAGTCACCTACGCTCTCCTCCGTGATGGCGGGTAGGCTGCCCTTGTCGAGCATCGTGTCGATCTCCTTCCAGCGCTCGCCGCTCACGATGCGCCGCAGTTCCAGGCGGTGGACGATCGCGCGCCAGGCTTGGCGCTTCAGCAGGTTGACCGCCTCCTCTGGCTGGTCGAAGCATGAGCTGTATCTGCCTCGCGACGCGTCGATCCGGAAGTTCGCGTGGTCGTGCTTGCCGATTTGGTAGACCTCGTTGAGCTTCGCTTCGGCTGACACGAGCGCCGAGAAGGCTCCGCGGATCGTGGCTTCGGCTTCGCAGTACGCGGCGATCATCGCCGGCAGCGTCGCGAAGCGCGCGAGCCCAGCCTGGTTGTTGGCGTTGCGGTAGTCGCTCACAGGCAGTCCCCCAGGTGGCCGAACGCCCGAACAAACGCGGCCCGCGACACGCCGAGTCCCACGACGGCGTTGGCGTGCGCCGGCGAGTCGCCTTCGACGATGTCTTCCGGGCGCGCCAGCAGCAGGCCGTCCAGCTTCGTCTGTAGCTGTGCTCGGCGCTTCACGTCCTTCGTGGTGTTGCCGGTGATCTTGGCGAGCAGCTTCTGCGTCGAGACAATCGCGTCCGCTGCCGTGCGCAGGAACGGGATGCGGCGCTTCGGCACGCAGACGCGGTAGTGCAGCATCGAATGGCAGCCGTGCGCCTTGGCCCACAGTTGCGACTGCTGGATCTGCTCGAGCGAGTAGGCGATGTAGACGGCGGCCGTCACGTCGCCGGCTGCAAACGCCTTCGACAAGCGTACCCACCACGCCTCTGGCGGGCTTGGCGGATTGACGAAGAGCCTGCCAGACCACGGCGACATGAGGCCGTCAGGGAACGAGTGGAACGAGGTCGCTTGCACGATGCCGTTCGCGGACGCGTCGCTCGCCGGGTCGAGGTCGATGCCGCCCATGAGGTCGCGGGCCGGCTCGACGTAGCTGGCGGGGGTGTACCAGGCAGACGAGTCGACCGAGTGCAGCGCGGGGGCCACGGCTGCCATCACGCCACCTCCGCTTCCAGCTTCGCAGCCGCTTCCAGCAATGCTGCCGCGCGCGACCGCAGCGCCGGTATCGCCAGCCGCTCGGCCTCGCTCCGCGCAGCATCGGCGTCGGTCGCCGCCAAGATCAGCTCGTCAATACCAACCGCCTCCGACTCCAAGACCCACTGCCCCGGCTCCTCCCACACGTCCACGATGACCAAGCCCGCGCTCGCGCGAAAGCCGTCGCCTCGATACGGCTGCCAATTGAAAGCCATCACGCCACCGCCTTGCGCGCCACGCGCAGCAGCACCAGGTAGCCGATCAGGTCGAGCGCCACATCCTCGCCGGCGACCGAGCCGCGAGCCAGCCGAGAAAGCTTGTCGTCGATGCGGACGAGGATCTGCTCTTCGGGTGACGACCGGCTGAAGACGCGGATGGGGTCGAGCGCGCTGTTGCCATAGGACGCGTTCTTCTCCAGGAGCATCGTCGCGATCGTCATGCACTCGCTCACGATGGCGTGACGCGTCGGGTCCTTGTCGGACAGCGCCTCGACGATGCTGTGGGCCAGGTCGAGCGTGCCGTCGTTGTCGAGGCCCCGCACGGCTTCCACGGTGGACTTGTAGCTGTCGGTCACGTCTCCCCCATCCCTTCTGAGAACTTGCGCATCGCGCGGTTCGTGATCTTCTTGACGACGGAGTCGGTCACGCCAAGCCGCCTACCCATCTCGACGAAGGTCATCTCGCCGAGTGCCAGACCACGGCGCGCCTCCGCCAGTTCGATCATGCAGCAGCCGTCTGCGTTCTCGTTCGCCTCCAACCGTTGCGGGCATTCCGTCCGGCAGTGGGTCGGGTAGGAGCACGGCAACATCGCAGCGAAGCGGTCGGCCAGCTCGATCCACGCGGCAGACGTGGCCTTCATTCCCCGAGCCTCGCGAGCTTGGCGCGCGGGACCATCTTGGCGATTGCCGCGGCGAGGATCTGCCGCACGCGCTCCTTGGAGAGGCCGAGGATGTCGGCGATCTGCTGGTTTTCGAGGCCGTCGGGGTAGGCGAACGTGATCGCCCATAGGCATGCCGGCGCGTTGTTTCTGTCGCGCATCTTGCACTGGTCGTCGCACTCGTGGCCTGGTCGAGCTGACCACCGCGGGTCGGACAGCACGAGGGCCGTGCGGTTAGCCAGTCGCTCTTGCTCGCGGCACGAATTGCAGCGGAGCCGCATGCCTACCTTGACCGCCCGTTGCATCACGCGCGCGGCCTTGGTGACCTCGGCGCCGCATTCGCATCGGCAGAGCCACAGGCGACCATCGGCACCGTTGGAGCCGACCTTGCGGATTGCGGTCAGGTGCCCGAAGCGCGCGCCGGCGACGATGTTGATGGCCGTGCTCATGGCGCCGCCTTCGATGGCTTGCCACGGCGATAGACCGCGAGCGATCCGGGGTGGGCATACCTGGCCGCTTCAGCCTCCGCGAACGTGGCGAACTCGTGCGCGTCCCGGCGCGTGGCGTAAGCCCCGCCGCGCCTGTCGAGGTAGTAGTCGCCGCCGTCTTTGCTGTCGCAGACCTTGCACGGGCATCGGACTACCCAGCACCGAGGACTGGTGACCCTGTGCTTCTTCATGGCGCCCTCTTGATGCCGCGTCTTCGCGCCGCGCTGATCTGATTGCCGCGACGGTACGCTTCGACCAGCGAGCCGGGTCGCAGCGGGGGCCGGGTCACACCAGCGGCCGCGTCGTTGATTGAATCGGCCGCGCAGACCTCGGCGCGCGCCTGCGTGTTGGTCGCCAGCGTGCGGCCGTGACGGGCGATGACGCTGCCCGGGCCGAGCGCCCGAGACGCGACAAGTGCCGACAGGAAGCACTCGCACGTGGAGCTCGCCGCCGTCACGCACTCGTCGCACGAGTAGGTCTTGCTGCTGCCCTTGTTCGTCAGGATGTACATCGGGAACCCTCCCCCATCGCGTCCAACCGCCGCGCCTGGAACGACTCCAGGTGCGGCCGCATCGCCTCGGTCACCGCGTCGCACTCGACGATGGTCTCGGCCAGATCGCCGACGGTCCAGCAGGCCCGACCGCGCTCGGCCACGACGAAGACCCGAGCCATCTCGGCGCACGCCGCGCAGGAGTCCCACGACGACCACGCCCCGTCGTAGAGCGACGTGGCGTGCTCGTACCGCTCGCCGACCGCGATGCCAGCGCGGCACTCGACGCAGTGGTGCGGCACGCGCGCGCGGCGCATCGTCGATGACGAGACCGCCGGCACGTCGAAGTCGGTGTTGCACATCAGGCCACCTTCTCACGATGTAGTTCGACGCCGTTGCGAGCGACGGTGGATCCGGCGCCGTAGACTTCCCGAGCAAACAGACAGGCGTCGGCGAGGCACAGGCAGGCAGGCTCCGCGACAGCCTTGGACGAGCAGCCGTCGCAGCCGAACGCCGTTGTGAGCTGGCGGCGACCGGTGCCCAGGGTGACCTGGTAGGCCGACGAGTTGGCGAGGTAGTGCGAGCGGTGGCTCACGGGACCTCGTTCAAGTCGGCGGCGACCATCCATGCGCCGGGTATCAGCTCGAGCGAGTAGGGCAGCCGGT